GCGCAGGCGCAGTCGATCGCCGGCGCTGAGCCCAGCGAGATGCTGCCCGGGATTGCTTGAGCGTGAAGCTGTTCCTCAAGTTCTGGAATCTGCGCGAGCACTATCGATCGGTGTTCTGGCGTGGCGACATGCAAGAGGAGCACCTGAAGGCGATCATCAAGGATCTGCGTGAGTTCTGTCGCGCGGATCAGTCTTGTGTGGTGGTGGCCAAGGACGGCCGCATTGACACGCACGCCACGGCGGTGGCGGAAGGCCGACGTGAAGTATTTTTGCGTATAACGCAAACACTGAACCTGTCCGACGAAACCCTGCAACGATTCAAGGATCAAGAAGATGCCTGACGCCAATACTCCTGCTACTCCTGCTACCCCGGCCGCGGCTCCTGCTGCTGCACCTGTGAGCGCCGCTGGCGCGCTGGTCGGCGAGACTGCGCCCGCTGCTGCGCCGACTGCTGCTGCGCTGGCCGCGCCCGGCGCTGCTGCGCCCGTCACCCTGACCGACCCGGCCGCGCCTGTTCCGCTGACCATTCCTGGCAAGGACGCGCCGCCTGAGCAGTGGGCCGCGTTCTATGCCCAAATTGGCCGGCCGGAGACGCCCGATGGATACGAGCTATCGGTGCCGGAGGGCGATGACGGGTCGTTCGCAAAGCAGATGGCGCCTGTGCTGCACAAGCACGGCGTGACCGCTGAGCAGGCCAAGGGTCTGTCGGCCGACTGGAATGCGATGGTCAAGGCGCAAGTGGCCGAGATGGACGCGGCCGACGCGGCTGCCGCGGCTGCCATGAACGCCAAGAACGTGGCTGAAGCGACGGAGCTTAGAAACGAGTGGGGCCAGGCGCATGACGCCAACATGCATTTTGCCAAGCTGGCGGTGCAGCAGTTCATGCCCGCGGACAAGGCCGGCGAGTTGATCTCGGCGATCGAGTCGAAGATCGGCTACAAGGCGACGATCCAATTCCTGCACAGCATTGGCAAGGGTTTGGGCGAGCACGACGCGGCCGGGATGGGCTCGAACAACGGCGCCGCGGGGGTGACCAAGTCGCTTGCCGAGCGTCTGTATCCCGGTGCAGGCTGACCGATGATTGCCATGCTTGCACGAATCGCTTTCGTGTTGTATCTTCGCGAGCAATTGGTGCCGGTTGACGCAGAGGCATCGAGTGATCCTCACTATCATTACCGGAGTCTAATCAATGGCCACTCTCCCCACTAAAGCCGGCGCGGTCACTCTGCTCGACTTCTCGAAGTCGATCGACCCGAACGGCTCGACCGCCACGGTCATCGAACTGCTCGCGCAGAGCAATGAGATCGTGCAGGACATGACCTTCATCGAAGGGAACCTGCCGACCGGTCACCAGAGCACGATCCGCACTGGCTTGCCGCAGCCGACCTGGCGCAAGATGTATCAGGGCGTGCAGCCGACCAAGAGCCTTCGTGCTCAGGTCGTTGACACTTGCGGCATGCTCGAGGCCCGCAACGAGATCGACGTCAAGGTTGCCGGCTTGAACGGCAACACGGCGCAGTTCCGCATGTCGGAAGCCATGGCCGAGATCGAGGGCATGAACCAGATGTTCGGCGAGACGCTGATCTATGGCGACACCTCGGTCAACCCGGAGCGTTTCACTGGCCTCACGCCCCGCTACAACACCGTGTCCGCTTCTGTGCCGACCAGCCAGAATGTCATCGACGCAGGCGGCACCGGCTCGGACAATACGTCCGTCTGGCTTGTGGTGTTCGGCGAGAGCACCATCACCGGCATCTACCCGAAGGGCTCGCAGGCAGGTCTGAATCACCAGGATCTTGGCGAGATCGACGCATTCGACGCGTCCGGCGCTCGTTACCGCGCGTATGCTGACCTGTGGAAGTGGGACGTCGGCCTGGCCGTGCGTGACTGGCGCTATGCGGTTCGTATCTGCAACATCGACGTGTCGGATCTCGTTGGCCAGACCAGCACCCAGGCTGCCACGGCATCGACTGCGCTGATCAAGTGCATGATCCGCGCGATGGCTCGCATCCCGATGATGGGTATGGGTCGTCCGGTGTTCTACGCAAACCGGACGGTCAAGGAGTTCCTTGCCATTGCGGCGATGGACCGTGCCAATGGCGTGCTGGCGGTTCAGCCGGGTGTCAGCCAGTTCGGCACTGTGGCGCCCGGCTCGGTGAACAACGGCACCACGACCTTCCTCGGGATCCCGGTTCGCACTGTCGATCGCATCCTGTCCACCGAGGGTCGCGTGACCTGATACGCCGGGGGCCTCGGCCCCTGGTTTGCCGCCTTTTCATTTCAAGGAATACGTCATGATCCTCGACTCACAGAACACTTTTTGCACTGCGCTGAGCGTGGCGCGCGCGGTCGGCGACGCGGTTTCGACCGACATCTACGACACCGGCGCCGCTGCCGACACTGGCATTGGCGAGAACTTCTACGTTTACGCCAAGATGGACGCTGCGCTGGTTGGCGCTGGCGCATCGATTCAGGTCGTCCTGCAGGATTCTGCGGACGCTTCGTCCTGGGCTGATGCCGAGGCCGGCAGGGTGATTGGCGTGGCTTCTGCTGTGGCCAACAGCGACCTGGCCCGCCTGCGCGTGCCGCTTGGTCTGCGTCGTTACCTGCGTGTCGTGTTTCGCATCTCGGGCGCCACGACCACGGGCGGCACTGCCTCGGCGATGCTCGCGCTTGACGTCCAGGCTCAGCAGTACGGTGCCAGCGGCTTCTCGGTTCTCTGATCATGCGGGTTGTTGCTACCGCTCAGGGCTACCTTGGGTGCTTCCGCGAGGTGGGCGACGAGTTCGAGGTGCCGGATGGCGCCAAGGCCTCGTGGTTCACCCCGGTCGAGGCTGAGTCGAAGCCTGCTGTCAAGGGGCGGCGCGCACGTGTCGATCCTGGCGCCGCTGGCGACGAGGACGACGAGGCGATCTGAAGCGGCCTGCAAGCCAACCCAACGGGATCGGTAGTGGTCCCGTTTTTTTATCCGCCAAGGACACGACATGCTGATTCAATCGTATCGAACCCCGACGCAGACGCAGGTGGCCTATGTCGCGCACTGGGACAACGTCACTCCTTCTGACACTGCCGAGCCGCTGCAGGCCGCGCAGTACACTGACAAGTCCGTGCAGGTCTTTGGCACGTTCGGCGTCGGTGGCGCGGTGTCGTTCCAGGGATCCAACGACGGCGTCAATTGGGCGGTGCTGACCGATCCGCAGGGCAACCCGCTGGTGTTCACGTCGGCCAAGATCGAGATGGTCAGCGAGGCGACCATGCTGGTCCGCCCGGTGATCACTGGTGACGCATCGACGTCGCTGACCGTTTTGCTGCTGGCCAAGGAGTAATTATGTCGAACAAATTCATCCGGGCTGCCGACGACGCTCGGCGCCTGCTGCAGGGTTTCAAGGCCGTTCAGGAAGTGGCGGACGCGTTCGAGCTTGCCGGCACGGTCATGCAGGCGAAGGACGAGGCGCAGGCCGCGCTTGATGCGCTCAGGCCCAAGCTTGAGGCGGCCATGCTCGAGCTGACCAACGTCAAGTCGGCAGCCAAGGCCGAGCACGCCAAGAGCCTGAAGGCGCTGGGCGAATCGAAAAGCCAGGCCGACCTGGTGATCAAGGCGGCGCAGGACAAGGCCGATGATCTGCTGGCTGCCGCCAAGCTGACGCTTGCCCATGCCAAGACTGAGGCTGATGAAATTCAAGCGGCTGCAGCCGAGGCGCTGGAGCTTTCCAGAAAGGCCCGTGACGCGGTGGCCGAGGAAATCGTGGCGCTGCAGGCCAAGCTCGATGAGTTGAAGGCGACAGCGGCCAAGTTGCTTGGGTCGTAAGGGGCTCCGGCCGTGACGTTTTCGGTTGCCGGCAGCGTTATCACGCAGGCCAACGAGGCCGGCATCGCCATCACGGGGGCGGCTTCGATCTCGGGCGGTGTGCGGTTTACCTGCACGCAAAGCTATGCGGCGGGCAACGTCGTCCGCATCGCGGGCACCGCGAACTATAACGGCAACTGGATGGTGGCCGCCCGAACCGCGACGACTTTTGACGTTCTGGAAAGCGCGCAGGGCACGGGGATTGTGTTCGTGTCGAGCCAGTCTGGCACTGCGGCGCGGGGTGATGCAAGCCTCGCGGGGCTGAGCGGCCTTGCCGGTGTGACGACCACGAGCGT